GGCGGCGGAGAACGTGGAGAACCTGAAGGAGGGATTCTACTACTGGCACAAGCAGACGGTGGGGGCAGACCCGGACAAGGTGAAGCGGCTCATACTGAACCAGTTCGGGACTTCGGTGGAGGGGCGGCCCGTGTACCCGGAGTACAACGACGAGATACATTGCTACCGTGGCGAACTGAAGGTGCAGCGCGGCCTTACGCTCCTGATGGGGAGCGACTTCGGGCGGACGCCCGCGACGGTGATCGCGCAGTTGGGCATTGACGGCGTTCTGTACGTCCTCGACGAGGTGACTGCGGAGAACATGAGCGCGGAGCAGTTCATCGAGGAGTTGCTTCGCCCGAAACTGGTGAACGAGTACGGGTTCCCGTCGATGCCGCACATCAACTTCGGCGACCCGTCTGGGATGAACTACAACGAGGTGGTGTCGGTGTCGGCGATCCAGACGTTCAACCGCTACGGCATCCTGACGAAGCCCGCGCCCGCGACGAACGGCAACCGCTTCCAGATCCGAATCGACACGGTGAGCGAACTCCTGCGGCGGAACTACAAGGGGCGCGCGGCGGTGCAGATCAGCGAGAAGTGCAAGATGCTCCGCAAGGGCTTCAACGGCTACTACTGCTACCGTCGGCTGAAGACGGGCGCGGACGGCGACGAGCGGTTCACGGAGGAGGCGGACAAGAACGCGTTCTCGCACGTACACGACGCGTTCCAGTATCTCTGCATGGGCGCGTTCAAGTCCGGGGTGGACTTCTCGGTGCCGAGCGATAACTTCTCGCGGCGGTCGTCGTTTGACACGGCGTCGCTCGCCTTCGACTTCGGTTGCGTATAGCCGCGCGTCAAGCCGAAAAACCGCGCAAAAGCAGGAGAATAAGGGGGAAAAAGGCGTTCCGCGCACCGTGCGTTGACGGGCGGCAGGCAGTTCGTAGTCTGTCGGCATGGACACGGTAGAGCAGATTTTCGGCGCGGCTCTAACCGCCGCAGGCAGCGGGAACGGCGTTGTGGCCGCTTCCGCAGACGGCGCGTCCCAGAAGGACGAGCGTCCCGCGCCCGTGGTTCCTACGACCTTCCCGATGTGCCGTCTCGCGGCTTTCGTCATGGACACATGGCGCGTCGCGGTAGACCACAGGCGCACGAGCGGGGTTGACGAGCGGCTGCGCTACGCGCTGCTGTCGCAGACGTGCCAGTATTCCGAGGCGCAGAAGGCGAAGATGCGCGCCGCCGGGATAGACGAGCGCATCTTCTCCCCGATCACGGCGACGAAGGTTCGCGCGGCGAAGGCGATGCTCGTGGACATCTTCAACTCGTCGGGCGAGTGGCCGTTCACGGTAGACCCGACGCCAGACCCGGAGGTTCCGGCGCAAGTCGAGGAGGAGGCTTCGCGCGACATCGGCGTCGAACTGAACAACATCTTCATGCAGTTGGAGCAGATGGGCGTCCAGCAACTCACGCCGCAGGAGAACGAACTTCTCCAGCGGATCGTGGTGCAGGCGACGAACAACCGCTACGACGAGATTCTGAACCGCAAGATCGCGTTCGCCCGCAGCCGCGCCCGCCGGATGGAGCGCAAGGTGCAGGACATGATGGCCGAGGGCGGCTGGATCAAGGCTTTCAGCGAGTACGTGGACTACATCTGCACCTACGGCACGGGACTCATCATCGGCCCGGTGCCGCGCGTGATGCCCGTCAACAAGTGCCGCGAGGACAAGAGGACGGGCACCCGGAAGTACAAGCGCATCTACAAGTCGATCCCGACGTACGAGGCCGTGAACCCGTGCGACTGCTACCCCGCGCCCGACGCGAAGGACATCGAGGACGGGCCTCTCTGCATCCGCATCAAGTACACGGCCAACGAACTGTGGCAATACGTGACGCATTGCAAGAAGTCCAACTCGGACAAGGCGAACGGCTGGATGCCGCAGACGGTGCGCGCGCTGCTCGACCGCTACCCGAAGGGCGGGCTGAAGATCGACTCGGAGCCTTACGACCCGATCCGCCGCGACGCCGAGAAGAACGGCACGGAAGACCCGCGCGACTGCACCCTAGAGGGCGTCCGCTGCTTCGCGTCCGTGCGCGGCAGCGACCTCATCGAGTTCGGCGTCACGAAGACGCTCGACAACGAGTGGATCAAGTACGAGGACTTCTACCGCGTCGAGACGATTGTGATCGGCGGGTTCGTGGTCTACTGCCGCATCCTCGACGACCGCCTCGGAATCCCGGTGTCGAAGGGAGTGTTCTACGAACTGCCCGGATCGTGGTGGGGCGAGAGCATCGCCGACAAGTTGTGCCTCGTGCAGTCGGTGATGAACAACTCCATCAAGGCCCTAATGCAGAACATGGCCGTCGCGAGCGGCCCGATGTACTGGATCAACGACGTAGGCCGTCTGTCGGACAAGTCGCCGGAGGGCCTGAAGTTCAGGCCGCACAAGGTCTTTCCGTTCCAGACGAGCATGATGGGGAACGCGGGCGCGCCGATGGGCGTGATCTCCGTTCCGTCGAACGCATCGGAACTGCTGGCCGTCTGGGAGAAGATGCGGGTGCAGGCCGACGACGATTCCGGCATCCCGGCCTACACCTACGGCCAGTCGTCCGGGCAGGGCGCGCTGCGCACGGCGTCCGGCCTCGCGATATTCACGGAGGCCGCGTCGCGCGGCATGAAGATGGTGATCTCCTGCACGGATCGACTCGTGACGCGCGATCAGGTGCAGAAGACGTGCAACTACATCCTGCTCTACGACAACAACCTCGAACTGAAGGGCGACTGCGAGGTACACGCCGCCGGGGTGATGGGCAAGATTCTGAAGGCGCAGCAGGATCAGCAGCGCATCCAACTCTTCAACACGGTCATCGGCAACCCGCTTCTCGTGCAGATCATCGGCGCGCGCGGCATCATGGCGTTGCTGCGCCCGTCGATTCAGGACGTGAACATCAACCCCGACGACGTGATACCGAGCGAGGAGAAACTGAAGCAGTTCGAGTTGGTTCAGCAACTCCAGCAGATTTGCGCGGCCACGCAGGCGAAGTTGCAGGCCGACCAGAGCGCGGCCACGATGGCCGCCGGGCAGGGCGGAGGCGGCGAGGTGCCGCCCGCGCTGCCGAACCAAGGCGCGGCCCCGGAGCATCCTGATGTCGCGCCGCCGACGCCGGGCAGCGTCGAGGAACGGAGGGCAGTCGCATGACGGTAGAGGAACAGATCGCGATGGCGGATGCGGAGTTCTACCGCGACCTCTTCGAGGGCGGCTGCATCGAATCCTTCGCAAAGCACATGAGAAACCGCGCGGAACTGATCGCGCGAACGATTCCCGGATGCCAGACCGACAGGCAGGCCGCCGTCATGTCCGGGATGCTTGCTATTTGCTACAAACTCGCGGATGACGCTCTTGCCGCTCAATCCGAAGCCGAAATGAACGCCAAAGTGGAGGAGGCGGAGAGAATCCGGCGAGAGATCGCGGGTGAGTAGCGCAACCAAACACCGCTCGCCGAATCCCACGGGTGTGGCTCGGCAGGGCAATCAAACCCCCGATGTGGCAGTCGGGCTTGATAGGCAAAGGAAGAACATGAACGAGACAACGGAGAACATAATCGGTGCGCTCGGCGGAACAGCCGACGGTGCCGGAAACGGTGGTGAGCCTGACTACAAGGCTCTCTACGAAGAAGCGCAGAAGCAACTTCAGAAGGAGAAGGTCGAGTCTGGCCGTCTCCGCAAGTCTGAAGAGGAAAAGGCCGCGCTACGCAAGGAGTTGGACGAACTGAAGCAGGCCCGTCTGGCCGAGGATGCCATATCCGCCCTCCCCGACGACCTGAAATCCGAGGTGCCGGACGACTTCAAGCGTGGTTCCGCGATCATCGCGCAGAAAGCAGTCGATACGGCCATGGCCGGAGCGAACGAGCGTCTTGCCCGTCTGGAGCAGGAGCGGGAGGAGGAGAAGAAGCGCAGGGCGAGGCAGGCGCAAGCCGAACTCGCGCAGCGCATCGAGGCCGCCTTCCCCGGTTTCGCGAAGTCCGTTGCCGCCGGAGGCGACAAGCACGATGCGTGGAACAAGTATCAGTCGAAGAACGCCGCGACAATCGTCAGCGCGCTCTCTTCGGGTGACTTCGACACCATCAAGTACCACATCGAGACGTTTTTCCGTCAACTCGAACTTCCTCCACCTTCGGGAGATCAGGATGGTTCCGCCGTGCCTGATCCTCGTTCAATGGGCGGCGGTGCCGAATCGCAGGCGTCCGTGCTTCAGCCGGGGAAGACATACACCGCGAGCGAGTACAAGCGCATCCTGACGGAGGCGCAGGAGAAGTTTCAGCGGCATCTTCTTTCCTACAGGG